GCTTGAAGATAGAGTGTATGGATTATGGCGTATCGCAGAACATTGTTGTCAATAATGTGACTGTACGGGATGTCAATGGTTCGTTGGTAAAAGAAAAAGGCGGAGGGTGCGGTATTTATATAGTGAATGGCGGTGAAAAGAAAATTTCAACATTCAATAGGTTAACCATAGAGAACTGCCATATTTTGAGATGCACCCGTAATGCTATGATTTGGGCCGCTTATAGCGATCGGCAGAACTGGCATCCCAGCAAGCATACCGTGATACGGGGAAATTTGATAGAGGAAGTACCAGGTGATGGTATTGTACCTATCGGTTGTGACAGTACCTTGATAGAATACAACGTAATGCGTGATTGTCCTGATATGCTTCCTGACACAGAGGCGGCGGCAGGTATTTGGCCGTGGAGTTGTGATAATACTTTGGTGCAATTCAATGAGGTAAGTGGTCATAAGGCTCCGTGGGATGCACAGGGGTTTGATTCGGACTGGAATTGCCGGGGAACGGTCATTCAGTATAATTATAGTCATGATAACTATGGTGGCTTAGTATTGGTTTGCAATGACGGCACGGCCGACGCATCTTTTAATGTAGGTAACTTGGGCACTATTGTCCGTTACAATGTGAGTATAGGTGACGGAGTGCGGCCTGAACCGACTCGTGCCGGGATGTTCTCACCAGCTGTTCATCTGGCAGGTCCTGTAAAGGACAGTCGCATTACCCGTAACATTATTCATGTGAACCGTAAACCTGCGGCTGATATCGATCGTACTATGATTACTTTGGATTCATGGGGCGGATATCCGGATAGTACATTTATTAGTGGAAATATTTTTTATGCTCCAGAATCCAGCAGATTCCAATTGACAGAATCTACACATAATTTCTTTGAAGGCAATTATTACCTTGGTCGGTTCGAGAAATTACCTGAAGATGGTAAAGCCTGCCAATCAGCTGAAATTTATCAGCAGGAAGTATTGGCAAAGGATGAAAACGGTTATCAGGGCTTGGCTTTGTTGATGGATACGGTGGAAGTGACCGGAGTAAAAGGAGTTTTTGTCAATAAGGAAGCCATTGAGAATTTCTTTAGTCGGTTAGAGAAATAAGTAAATAATAGCTGTAATTTAATCAGGGGGGCAAAACTAAAATGACCTGATCATATAGCACGATAGGTTGTTTTAGTGGTAGTAATATAGAATATAACCCGAAGTTTTTAGGTAAAATAAAAAAGGCACTGAAATTTCAGTGCCTATATCGTTCTTTTTATTTCCACTGGCTTAAGCAATCTGGATGATCGCTTTTCACATTAGATTGAGTAGGGTGTGTCTTTTCATTGTTTATTTTGGGTGTAAGGGAAATGTTGTTCTTTTTAATATTGATGGATATTTCCTTAATAACGATAAAAAACGAGTGAAATAAAAATGCAGACAATAACACTGCGATAGATAAAGATATATAAATCCATCCATATCCGTTAGACCTATATGAGCTTGATTCTACAATTCCCATAATAAGGAGTATTATAGACCCTAAAACATTAATGAATAATACAACCCCAGATATTATTGATAATCTGTTTTCGTGTTTAAACTGTCCATCTTCTGATGGGATGTTGTTAGGTGATACGTTGTTTTCCATACTTACATGTTTTTTTCTAGTGTTAACTGCTATTACAAATGCAGTTACAAAAATTATTAATATTATAATTAATTCCATTGTTTAATTATTTCCCCCATTCATTTATTAATTTAATTTCTTCAACAGGACGATCTGGAACTTTCCTACCAACAAATGAAACTAAAGAATTAGCAGCTACTTTTATAGAAGATGTAAAATCCGCATTTTTATCTTTTTTTGAAGCTACATTAAAGGCTCTCGCTGCCAGCATTATTATTTTAGGGTTAACCTTCAAATCAACTAGGGCATCATGTATTCCATCTTCTTTTATCATATATATATACTCGTAGTCAGTAATAGAGTATCCACCAAACTCATTTTGCGCTCTCATTGTGAATTTGGCTACATACAAAGAATCAAATTCAAACTCTTTTTCAAATTTTGATATACTGACAGAACTAGGATTATTGGCAAGCTCTTTAATTGTTGCCATCATTTGTCGTTTAGCTTTTGATTCTAGATTTTCTACTATTGTTTTCTCTTCTTGTTTGTTTTCTATTTTATTGTTTGAAGGAGATGAACAACTACTTACTAGAATAGCAGGAATTAACAATAACCACTTCATAATCTAATAGATTTATAATTTTGCAACAAAAGTATAAATAATAAGCTCCAAGCATACTCAATCTAAGTTATATTTATGTAATATTAACTACTAATCATTGATATGTAAATTTATATTTTTATATTTGCAGTAACAAAATGGATAAACAATGTTAATGAATTTAATAATTGTCGAGGGGATTTTGTTATTTTGCAGTATAATAATCTTGTATTGTAAAAATAAACAACATGAAACTTTTTGACTATACTTGGTTTTCTGATTTTCATGGGTCTATAGAAGAATTGAAATCCATAGCAATGAAGGAAGATTGGGATTACAAAAAAAATCCAATAGGTAAAAATCCAATTCTAGAAAATTACATAAAACATACATTTGTAAAACTATATGAGGAAAAAAAGTTCTAGAACAAAATGGGTATTCTGTCTTTAATACAGGATTAGTAACTGATTATCAAGAAGAAATATTTGCTTTTTCTCAGTATAATAAAAGACAAAGTTCTATTAAATGGTTTTTTATAGGATGGAGAAAATCTAGTGATAGAGATTTAATGAAATTCACTAAATTGCCAGAAAATGCAAATTATTTTGATAATTCATCAGATTTAATTTACGATACAAAATTGAATTTGCGTCCTAATATTAATCATATAATAGATGATAACATAACTAGATTTCCTACAGCTTTGCAAACTATGGATAAATATCAATTAGGAGTTTTACTTGAAGGAACAATAAATGACGCAATAAAAAGAATTAGGCGAAATTATAAAACAGCCGTACCGCAATATTACGATGGGAGATTACAACTATTATTACCATTATGTTTAACTTCTAAAGCTAGTGCAGATTTAGCTTTAGTTATAGAAAAAGAGAATGATGTTTATCGGGCTTCTACCTGTTTAACATTAGATATGGCTATCAATAATGCAAGGTTAATAGCAAAACCAGACGATGAATGGTTAAAAGTATAAAAAGAATTGCATATATGAATTATATGTATTATTTTTGCAGAAAATAAATATTATAGATTATATCATTTTAGAGATCATAAGATTGCTTTTGGCTTACAAAAAAAAGAAGATACATTTAGAAGAAAGATTTAAAGATTGATTATATGAGAGCACTTTAATCAAAGTGCTCTTTTTTTTATACATTAAATAAAAATAACAATTATTACAAAAAAAATATTTTATCACCATGTGAAAGTTAACATATTATATCAAGTTATATTTTTGTTGAATAAATTTGCTGATTATCAGCTATTTTTATATCTTTATAGTATCAAAAAAGATACGAAATGGCTAGCAAAAAGAAGACATACCGCATCAAGAGGCTCAGCGAAAAAGAGTTTAAAAACAGTTTTGGTACAGAAGAACAGTGTATTGAAGCGTTTGAGAAACTCCGCTGGGGTGAAAACATCCAATCTCCATTTACAGGATCTTACAATGTAGCAAGACGTAAAAAGCCCGGCACATATCGTGACCGTACAATCGGACGAAATTTCTCAATAAAGACGGGCACATTCATGGAGAAATCAAATCTTCCATTATCTTTGTGGTTCAAAGCAGTATACTATTACTGTATTGAAACTAACGGAATATCATCATATAAACTAGCCGAACTTGTAGGTGTCACACAAGCTACAGCATGGTTTATGCACGCACGTATTGATACTTGTATAGAACAGCCAGACAGTTTTCTTCTTACAGAAGAGATATCTGCTGATGAATGTTATATAGGTGGTATTGATAAATGGAGGCATAGTAAAGAGAAGGAATACATGAACCTAGGAACTAAAACAGATTACAAGTCGGCTGTAGTAGGACTTTGGAAAAATGACGGTTCTTTCGTATGGGCAAAGATTGTCAGCGATGTGACAAGTGAAATGGTCGCTGAGGAAGTTGCCCCAAAGTTAGATAAAGGATGTAAGCTATATACAGACGAAACGGATATATACAATATATTGAAGGATGATCTTCATTTAACAAAAGTATGCCATTCGGAAGGTATATTTAGTATTGACGGATGCTCTTCAAACGGTATAGAAGGATTTTGGCATCACCTTAAACGAGAGATAAGCGGAACATATATTTCAGTATCGGAATACCACTTACAGCGTTATATTGATGAGAAGGTATTCCAGCAGAATACACGAAAAATGAACCGTATAGATAAAATATATGCGCTGTTGTCAAAGTTAGGCAGACCATTGACGCTTGACGATTTGAGGCAGCCAGGACGAAAGGGAAAAGAAATAGTTGTTGACGGAAGAGTAGTTATGAGAAAACCATGCGGAAGAATGAGAAGACAGATAATGTAAGATATGAAAAAATATTTGGATAAAAGGATAACACTTTACCTTCGTGGTATAAAGGCGATAGCCATATACCATGCTGACGAGGATTATTATGCACTTGATTTAGCAGGGGTAGTATATTCCTTAAAAACCAAAAAAGATGTTGAATCGAAATTTAATGAATTTGTAGACAGGCTTATATATAAGGAAACCCTTATCTTAAAAGAAATACTTACAGACCCAGATTATCAGAGAAGGGATTTTACCATGCTTGACTATTTCACGGCACTTATAAACTGCGAGAAAGCCAAATCTGAGCGTTCTCCAGAAAGCTATATGTGGGACAAGGTTGTAAGAGCATACGAAACAAAGAAATCACGTAAGAAAATACATGATATAAAGGAGCAGATGGAACTTATATGGGATGAAGTTCACATCATACCCAAAAACATAAAGAAAAAAGAGGAGGTGATAAAGGAAGAGCATCCCATAATGCCTGAATTAAAGATAGAACGTCCTAGAAAGTATGATGGGATTGTGATAACTAGAGATCTTGATGAAGTGATCAAAGGATTCAAATACAAATACGGACTAACCCCACCTGTGCGAGTTGACGGTGATTCTATCATCATAGACATAGGGGATAATTCACTTCATATAATTCCTAAATACAAATTGGTTAATTACGTCATTCCAACTCATCTTACTACTATCAATATCGTTTTCGTATTGGGCAAAGATGGGGATTTGAAACTTCAATATACAAAGCTAGGGAAATGGGTTATAAAATGATATCATTCCCTAGCTTTATATCCTTTGCCAAAAAATATTAGGTCATATTCTATATTACTACCGTTTTTTTCTACATCAATCCAAGCACCATACCTACTGCTCCCCAGAATACATCTCTCCATTCGGGCACTCCTTGTCTAAGCCACTTATCGTAGACGATTTCTTTCCCTACAAGGAGGAATAAGGTTAGTGCTATTGCTGTCCATACGGAGAAAAACCATTGCGCCACGCTTACTAAAAGTATTCCTGCAATGAGGTGTTCCATTCCGTCAACTCTTAAATTGTTAAGGCATATATAGTCCAATGCCCTTCTTATTTTTCTTAGTAAGTTTATAAATTTTCCCATAGTTTAGCTGTTATCGTTGTTTTCATTGTTTTCATTATTTTCCTCTATAACTCTAGCTTCCATATCGTTTAATCTTCTGTCTTGTTCGTCCATTCTATCATCTTCGTTATTTGCTGAGAAATCACTTTCCTCTCTTGCTGTCTGTAATGATATTATTCGGGAGTTCACAAGCTGAACGAGTGTATTGTTCCATTCGGAGAAATCTATGTATGAGTATGGTTCTATGGTAGCGTTTATTCTTAGAGCGTTATAACCTGTTGCGTCACCTTCCATTACTCCTACATAGTATTTGAATATATTGGCCATGTCATTTATGGCTGTGTTCATCATTTGTGCATCACTTCTCGCCCATTCCATTTCCGGCTCATAATACATTGCCGTTGTTCCAGTAGGTCTGTCACCTGACGATGATTGCATTGGCGGAACGACACCGCTTCCGTCAAGTATTCCGTTGTATATGTTGTCTATTTCGGTGAATAGTGAATTTGAAGCGTCCATTTTACCCATGAACTGTGCATCATCTTCTGCTCCTACACGTAAAATGGAAGTTCCTCCCAGTCCGTTTCTTTGAATGTTTATTCTTCCGTTTGTCTTGATAAGTAGCATTTGGAATGCCTGTCGTGTGTTGTATTCTCCTATCATGGACATTAAGAACTCGAAATCGTCTATCAAGTCCTGTACTGCCCCCCAAAATGGAAGTTCAAGCCGTAGATATACTACAGGTATAAATCCCAGGTTATGGAATTGATGCAGTTGTATGATATTCCCGTTCTCGTCAATATCCGTTGCTATATCTCCGTTGGAATCCAGTGTATAAAACTCATCTTTAGTCCATACATCGACAAGTGTGTCTGTATGTTCTTCTCCATCAGCCGATATATATGTGGTTGTATATTCTCTTGCGAAAGCTATTCTTTCGCCTCTTCTGTTTTTATGCTCATATAGTATATCTCCTTTTGAGTAGCTGAAAGACCTGTATTTTATCTCGTCCTTATCCTTATATATATATATGGCAGCATCTCCTACCTTTCCGGCTTCGCTTATAAGTTCAAACTTGGCTGTTTCCATGAGAGAATCAGTCCAGTATTCCTTGTATGTCGTCAGCTTATCCCTGTTCTGCTGGTTTGATGCGCTTTTCTTTATCTGAAATTTAAGAGGATTGGTACACAGGTGTGATACCCTTTTCTTATGTATCATCCTTTGAAGAGGAAATGCTCGTCTTTGCAGTACGTAGGGAGTTGATGCCAATTTCTTTTTTCTTTTCTGAGCACCTACATTCGCACTTTCATCATCCGATGATGTGGCATCCTCGTCTGACGGGATACTGTCTTTCCAGTCGGGTCTGTTGTGTATATAATGTCCTGATGTATCCCATTGTGCTAGAAAATCATCTTGTGACATATATTTGTATATCAAAGTGGAGCGTCTTGGTTTTTTCTTTGTT